GCATCTTGTCGCCCGCCTTGCTCGGGACGTTGTTGTAACCGATCACGTCGCAGTTGTATCCGTCAGGCGGCTTGGTCATTGGGCACACCTTCTTGTCCTCCTTCGATGAGTCCCGGTCCTGGTAGAGGTGGCGGTGCGCCTCCTCTCAGTTCGGTTTCGAGCGCCTTGTTGTCCATCACTTCCTTGATCTGGTTCGGAGACGCGCCAACGAGTTCCAGGTAGAGCTTCGCGTAGGGCGAATCCAAGATGCCGCTCTGCATCCCGATGGTGATGTTCTGGCCGACCTGCTTGTCCTTGATCGACTCCTGGGAACTGACCGACACCCTGACCCGCACGTTCGGGAGATTCGACCACTCGACCATCACGTCCTTGACCGTCGAGTTCGGCATCGTCACGGGGACGTTCATCTCCATGTCTCCGTAGAACTGGACGGCGAGCTGTCGGCCGATTTCCGCGAAGTCGGAGCAGTAGGTGGCGAACTCTCGGGCGTGCTGCTTCATGCGGTCTGAGAGCCGGGCGTTGGCAATCTCGGCTTCCGTGGCGCTGATCGGAGGGCTAGAAACTTCGCTGAGAGATGGGCCGCCGAGTCCCGACACGACGATGAACTGTTCTTTGATCGCTCCAAGGGCTAGTTGAGCGAGGCCCAAGTTCGTAGAGTCCGGGGATACGAAGTGGGGCTGCCAGGGAAGGTTGTCTGGGCACGGATGCCGCTCTGCGGGCGCGACTCCCATGGCGGTAAAGCTCTTGCAACTCACCGGGTAGATGAAGACACCGTTTAGGCTCAACCGGGTCGAGTCGATGATCTGGCCGACGGTACGGTTCTGGGCGTCCTGTAGAGAGTCCAAGAGTTCCACATCGTTCGCGCCTAAGTACTCGCCCGGAATCCGGTAGTGGTGATAGACGGCGAACGGGAAGCAGCCCTCTAGTTGGCAGGGGTTTTGGCCGTCGAATAGAAGGGTGTCGCCCGAAGTGACGATGAGCCGCCCGTAGGGGTAGGCGCGGCGAATGGTGACATCGGACCTCATCTTGGGCGGGATCGTGACGTTCTCCATCGGGTTCCCGCAGGTCGGGCAGATGTCCGACTCCACGGCGTCCATGGCGAACGTCTGGGCGCAGTCCGCGCACCAAAGGCCCGGCTCGGCTTCCGAGACCATGACCTCTCGCAACTCCTCGATCATGGACTCGTCTTTGACCCATATGAAGTTGACCTTGGCCTTCCGGGTCGCGGCGTTACCCTTCTGCGGGTCCAGGATCTGCCCGTGCCCTTCGATGAGATTCGAGTCTCCGGGAACGGTGTAGGCCATGCTGCCCGGTTCCTGTACGTTCGACAGGTTGGCCTTCACGTCCTTCGACTTGCCCATGAAGATTTCGCGCACTCGGCTCATCTGCATGTCGGTAGACCAGACGACGAAGCGGCAATCGGGATGATTCGGTGAGTCTACGGACGGGTCGGGGAAGAACTCATCGGATCGGATCGGGACTCCAACGAGCTTCCATTCTCCGGTGATGTGGTCGGCGCGGTACTGCCACATCGTGATCCCGACTCCGGTCACGGAGCCCGACATATAGGCGTCTCGCTTCAGGTCGTTGAACCGGACAGTCTTGAGAAGATGGTCTACGGCGGATTTGACGAGCAGGCGGTCGTAGTAGGTCGATTCCTGGTCGAGGGAGTCCACGTAGATATCGGCCGAGGCTCCCAGGATCATGGACGCCTTGGTGTTGATGGCGGAGAAGGTCCAGTTGACGACGCCCTGGAAGCACCAGGAGGCTAGGGCTCTGGCACCTCCAGAGGTCGGTGAAGTCCAGTTGTATCGGCCCTGGTATCGGTCCCATAGTTGTTTGAAGTTCTTGGTTCTGCCCTCGATGGCACCTTTTGCGGCGGTTACGAGGGTTTTCGCGTAGCGGTAGGCTGGTAGGGCGGTGTCCGGCCCCTTCGGCGGGTCTTTCGTTGCAGAGGCGTCTTCGTAGCTCTGTAGAGCCATCGTGGCACAACTTCTAGTGGCACATGTGCCAGTATGTCAACCTATTTCTATTTTCCCCATTCGTTCGTAAGGTGAGTTTCGTCCAGGTCGAGCGGCACGGGACGGATCTTCATGATGAGGTCTTCCGCCCACTTGACCTCCATCCTAGCGTTCACGGCATGAATCCAGTGGAAGTCGATGGAGCCAGGGTACATGTCCCACTTGGGGCAAGTGGCCCTTGGGACGACAAGGCACTGGCCCTGCTGGTTCCCCGGAGTGATCGTTCCAGGCACTCTCCACATGACTTCTCCGCGCAGGTCCACCTTGAACATCCAGGCCGAGAGGGGGTCTTTGTGGACGGCGCACCGGACGGCTTCCAGGGCTCCTGGTAGGAGTTCGTCGTCGTCGTCGATGAATAGGAGATGGGTTCCAGAGGCCCTAGCGATGGCCCGGTCTCGGGCCCAGTTGCCGTAGTCCCGGTGCGGGAACCCATCGACCTCGACCAGATGTTCGTCCCCCGGCTCCAACTGAGGCAGGACGGAGCGAATGGTCGTGGCAAGGGATTTCCGGCCAATGGTACAGGTGATGGCGCTGATACTCAGATGGGGCCGCCGACGAGTGGAAGTTCGGTTCTCGACTGGTTATGGCCCCATCGGACCTTCAGGAGGTTGAAGTCGGGCCATTCTATGACCGGTTCCTCGTAGTGGACGGCCAGGGCGATACCGGCCGCCATCGCTAGATCGTCGTGGTAGCCGTCTGAGTGCATGACCTTGACCCGATCCCCAATGCGCCGCCCGATCATGTGCCCCATCTCCTCGACCAGTTCCCTCGAAGGAGTCCACTTGTCCTCGGTCAGGGCCCGTTTCATGGCGTCGATAACCCGGTGCCTCGACTGTTCGCTCGTGGTCCAGCCGTACTTGTCGGTGTAGGTTCCGGATGAGCGGCCCAAGTTCTTCTGCATGTAGAGGTTATGGTACTCGGACGATACGGCGGCGTTGATCGCGGCGCCTCCCCCTTGTCCGTTATTCTCGATGATCAGGAGGGCGTCGTTGTAGTGGCGGGCGGCGGGGAGGACGATGTCTCGGTAGAAGGCGTCGGGTCCGATGTTGTCAGCTTTGGCGTAAAAAACCTGACAGAGGTCGGCACGGTCAAAAACCGAGCAGGCTGAGTAGTCGTGGCCCTTTCCCAGGCCGGAGCTAGGGTCCCAGGCGAGGATGTAGTTATGGGCCGTTTCCCTTTCGCGTTGCACCCGGCACGGCGATGTTCCATCGGTCGCCTCCATGACATGGCGGTTGAAGGATGTGGAGCGAAACCGCACGGGGCGGCTCTCCGGGGCTCTTTCGAGGGCTCTGAGGAGCAAGCCATAGGAGAAGGCGGGCCTGGTGATGAACGGGGTCCAGAGGCCCAGGATTCGGGCCTCCCGCTCCATGGGGTCAACCTTCGCTTCCTTGTCCGCGACGTACTCGGGGGTCAAAAAGCCCCCGTTTTCTATCAGGCAGTCTGAGAGTTCGAACCGGAGGCAGTAGGTTCCGGCGATCCAGTCCTCGTGGGCCGTCTCGTTCGGCTCCTTCCAGAGCTTCCGGCGCATCCACTCAAGGCCGGTGTCCATCTTGGGGGTCAGGGTAAAGAGCATGTCGAGGGGCTCATCGGGGAGTCCGCGGGCCTGGAGTTCCCCGAAGTTCTCCAAGCCGCGCTCGCCCCCCATAGCCTCATCGACCCAAATGGCACGGCACCGCTCGGCCAAAAGGGACGATTCGCCCTCTTTTTGGCTCTTGATCTGGATTACGGAGCCGTTTTCTAGCTCGAAGACGTGTTCTTGCTTGTACCACTTCCAGGCGGGGGAGCCGGAGGGTTTTCGGGGCAGCATGTCGGAGATTTTCCGCTGCATGACTCGGCCAGCGGAGTTGTACTCGACGCAGACGGCCCAGCAGACGTTCGGGACATTATACGTCTCGCGACGGATGGGGTTATAGCCAAGAGCGTATGAGACAAAATCCGCCGCTCCAGCGGTGGATTTCCCACCTCCATTTGGACCAGCCAGTACTCGATAGTGGGCTCTGGACTCATGCCAGGGGAGTACCTTTGGGACGGCGGTTAGGGGATAGGCGAGCCAGGGGGAGGTTCTGGCCCTCTGGCGGTACTCCTTTAGCTCTTCAGGAGTTAGTCTTAGGCGCATCCCTTGGCGGGAAAGTTAGGGGGTGATAGGTCGCCTCCACGTCCTGCTCATGCCTATAGGTGGCGGTAGTCTCTGAGGTCCGGTCCCAAAGACGGTAACGCTGGAGTTTCATCCCGACGTTATAGACGAACGGGAAGTCAATCGAGTCGGGCGGCCAGCCGTAAAACTCCTTATAGACAAGCCCATCCCTGGGGCCGCCCTCTAGCGTGATTGTGTACTCGGTTCTCATCAGGAGTTAGTCGGAGTCTCATCGACGGGCGGGGCCTCGGCGGTGTCCTCCAAGTCCTCGGGAACGTCTCCTACGATGGTCTCTTCGGGCTCTACGGGTTCGGTGGGCGGGTCGTGTACTTCCATATTGGCCTCGATTCTCCTGTGGTAGCTCTCGAAAAAGCGGCGGTCGGAATTGGTGTCCCCGACCTTTCGGGCATCAATGGCAACGTTGACACTGGGGCCCCCAACGGTCAAGACCTCTGCGGTCTGTAGCATGACCTTGAAGGCGGCGATATCGGTCTTCGCCAGCTCGGCCTGGGAGTCGATGGCTGCGGCCGTGGCCTGAAGCGCCCGGAGCCGGATCTGGGCGATGACTCTCAAGCGGATGTCGGATCGGTTCAGGCGGGACTCCAGGAAGTCCACCTGCCATCCGAGTTGGGAGGCCAATCGGGCGACCTTCTGGGGCGTGTTCAAGTCGCCTCGGGCCAAAGCCTTCACAAGGCGTTCCTCGGCCCAGTCGGGGTCCGGTTTCGGTGCCACGATGTCCCCGGTTCCAACGACGGACGTGGAAGGAAGCCAATCTTCCTTCGACTTCCCGCGTGTGGGCCAGGAGTAGGTCTTAGGCATCGGGGTCGAGCCTCATGGTGCGTACAATCTTCTCGATTTCGACTACGTCGGACGCCGTGGCCGAGGCTTGGCTCGCATTGCTTGGGGGCAGAGTCGGAGCCAAGACCTCCAGCCGCAGCGCCACCATCTCAAGGCGAGTAATCAGGGCCTCCATACGAGACGCCTGGGTCGAGTCCTTCATTGGACCTTCATGTAGCCGGAACTCACTCGTTCGCCTTCCCGCCACGCGATT